TAGAAGAAAACGACCTTGGTTCAAAAGATATTCAAGCTATGAGTAAATGGCTGCTTGAAAAAACATTAGAAGAAATAAAAGCTATTGCTACTGATCCTAAAAATCCAATACTTATAACCCTGTATGCAAAAGCTGTGCTTGATGATGTTGAAAAGTCAGGTATTTATAATGCAGAACAGCTTTTGAGCCGCATGATTGGCAAGGCTAAAGAAACTGTTGAAAATACAGGAACACAGACAGTTATCCATATTGGAAAAGAGTTTGATAAGTTGTGATTGAATGGACGCCTAAGCAGCGGTTATTGCTTGATTCTTTTTCATCCGAGATAGACCATTACTTTCTACCTGGCGGAGCGCGGGCAGGAAAAACATTCCAGATAGTCTGTTGCCAACTTATTACCGGACAAAAGTACCCAAAATCACGCCATATTGTGACACGTCTTCATTACAACCATGCAAAAATAAGCTTATGGATGGATACGATCCCAAAAGCGATTGAACTACTTGGGATGAAGTCGCTAGTAAAGCTTAATAAAACCGATACGATGTTGCAATTTGATAATGGGTCAGAATATTGGATTGATGGCCTTGACGATGCGGATAGAGTCGAAAAAATTCTTGGACGCGAATATTGCTCGATCTTTTTTAATGAAGTATCGCAAATATCCTACGATGCAGTTGGTTTAGTCCGCACTCGACTAGCTCAAAATATACCGGGCTGCCACAACCGCGCTTTTTATGATTGTAACCCGGTAGGACGGGGGCATTGGGCATATAAAGAGATGGTTCAGGGCATAGAGCCAACAACTGGCATAGCTTTAGATCCTAAGCGGTTTTCCCGATATTTCCATATGAATATGTCGCCGTATGATAATGCGGCAAATTTGCCAGAGGGTTACATTGAAAACAACTTGGAAAGCTTGCCCGAAGCAAAGCGCAAGCGGTTTCTATTGGGCGAATGGAATGACCCGGAAGGGGTTATTTTTACTAATTGGGATTTAGTCGAAACGGTTCCCGATGAGGTAAAAAAACGGGCAAGGCGCACGATTGGCGTAGATTTTGGATTCTCGGTTGATCCTGCTGTTGCTATCGACGTATATACGCTTGGTGATGAGATATGGGTTGATGAGCTTATTTACGAAACAGGCTTAATGAATAATCAAATTGCCGGTCGATTAAAAGCTGAAAATGTTGGGCATTGTGATATTTATTGTGATTCTGCAGAGCCTAAGTCTATTCAAGAGCTGCGGTCACACGGGCTAAATGCCAAGCCAGCCATTAAGGGGCCGGATAGCATCAGGGCGGGCATTGATTCATTACTAGGTAAGAAAATTCATATAACTCGGAGATCGACTAATTGTATAAACGATGCCGAAAACTACGCTTGGAAAAAAAATAAGAATGACAAGATATTGCCTGAGCCAATTGCTGACTTCGACCATTTTTGGGATGCGCTTAGGTATTCAAGTTGGTTTGGCTCACGAGGCCAAGTATCTACAGGTTCTTTAGACCTCCGTGGCCGCATGGGTATCTAATATTTTACTTGACATTTATACTTAGGTTGGTGTAGGCTTTGGTAATGAATGACACCGAACAACAAGTCTTCACTATATGCCGCGCCGCCATGAATCCCAAGGATGTGATAAAGCAGGTGCATGACTATAACCAGAATGCCGCAAAGGTTAACAAATTTCGTAAACGCAACAAGCAACCATTACAGCAATTTATGTCGAAAGACAAGGCGCTTGAAACATACGGCACGCTTGATATGGAAATTGTCATGAAGTGGGCGGCGCTCAAGGGAATTGATCCGATTGGATATGCTAAGCAATGGGTAGCGCTGACGGATGAGCAGAAAATGGCGGTGTTTCAGATTGTGTCGGCTGATGAAGTTGAGATTGTTGACGACCCTATTGAGGGGTTAGTGGTGGATAGGAAATGACATATAATCAAGATGGACTATACGATCCCGCCGAAGTAACTAAGTTGATTCGGTGGGCTGAGAAGGCGCGATTGTTGCTTGAACATTTTAATAATGGGAATGTTGTAGCAAATTATAGTATGGATGCGCTTGATAAGCTTGAGGAATTGATTCAACAGGCAAAAGAGATTGGCATATGATTTATGCCTTAGTTGTCTTGTTTATTATCTTTGCTACTGTAGTGCCCATTCTAATGGTTAGATGGAGTGAGGGAAAGTGGCCGTTTAAATAACTTTACAATATAGAAAAAACGCTATATAGTTTTGTGCTATATGGACGACATCGACGCCGAAGATATTGAAACAGGCATGAACGCCGAGACGCTTAAAAAGTTAATCGATAAACACAAGATGTGTATTCCTAAATACCTTGAGCAAAAAGCTTATGCCATTGGCAATAACCCGCCGATATTCATGCCGCGCCCGAAGCCATCACCCGACAATCGTATTGCCATTCCGTATATTTATTCAGAATTACAGTTTGTCAAGGGTTATATGTTTAAAGCCGGGAACACTAAGTACACCGGTGATTATTACGACAATATTCTGAAGCCTATTTACGACATGAATGAGGAAGAGCTAATCAATGCTGATGAGGGTGAAGAATGGCTTAAGCATGGGGTTGTGTACGAGCTTCACTGGACTGAAGATGGTAAAAAATACTTTTGGCCAGTCCCGGTCGAGCAAGCGATAGCTATTTATGACGACAAGCTCAAGAAATCTCTGGTAGGTTTCATTTACTACCGATGTACTGATGATGAGACTGAGACCGCCACCTATTACGATGCCACCAGTTATACGGATTGGACTACCGCTAAAGATAAGGATAAATGGGTAGCTGGTCCTACCGTAGCGCATGGGTATAAGCAGGTTCCGGTTAATGTACAAACGCTTACTAAAGATGGGCGGAACTTTTTTGATCATGTTCGAGGTCTGATCAATCTACTAGACAAGCTGCTATCTGAAGATGTGGCCAACGAGGCTGAACGATTCAATGCGGCCCTGCTGCTGATGAAAAATCGTATTAGCACTATCGCTGATGAGCATGGGTTGTCTGATGTAGACAAGATTAAGCTGACTAGGATTATTGACCAGCTTGATGGTGATTCTCCGGTCAAAGATCAAGTTGATTTCCTTATACGTGATATCCCTGTTCAGTTTATTGAATTCGCGTTCAAAAAAGCAGAGGGGCTACTGCACCAAAATCTTACCGGATTAGACCCTGGTGATGATCGCCAGACGGCTGATAACTCGTCTGGCTTCGCATTGCTCTTAAAGCTGTTCCGTTTTGAGCTACAGTGCGCCTCGTATGAATCACGTTGGATCAGATTTTTACAGAATCGCATCCGCCTGATTTCTGGTATCACTGATAGCACGTCAGTATCAGAAGTAAAAGGTGCCAACGATGTCACCATAACCATGTCCCGGAATCTTCCGGTCAACATGCAGGTGCTTGCCGACGTTGCTAGTAAGCTTGTGGGGATATTGCCGGAAAAAGCAGTTCTTGGACTGTTCCCTACCGATATACTGGGAATGTCGACGGAAGATGCGCTTAAGGAATTGGATAGTGAGAAGCCTGACTTGATGACCGCACCTCCAATTCCTCAAAATAACGAGGTTACCCAATAATGGAAGTCATATCGACAATGATTAAATATCAGATTGGCGAAAAGGTATTACTGAATAATCACATTAAAGGACTTGTTTGTGGGATACGACTTTGCCCTACTGGAATTACCTACTCAATTTCATATTGGAAAGATGAAGAATACAAGCTGGTCGATCTATATGATTTTGAATTTTTAAAAGATGAATAAATGGCCAGCCGAGACCTTGAAACCCTTTTAACGCAAGGCGCATCAGCGGTATCAAATCACAACGCTGTAATTGATCGTGAAATGGCAGCAGCTTATCTTGACGCCTATAATCAAGCGAACAACGAGCTTGCCAAACTCTATGCAAAGTTGGGCGCAGACATCAGTTTGCCGGAAGCCCAGAAGTACGCGCGATTGCCGCAACTTATGAAGTCGCTGGCTGCTGAATATAAGAAATTAACCGGCTACAATATTAAGGTTACTCAAGATTTGCTGGCCTATAATTACACCGAAAGTTATTACCGTTATCAATGGTCAATGGAGCAGGCGATAGGTACGCCTTTGCCATGGGGGGTTCTACCTATAGACGCCATTAGAGCTTCTGTCTTTTCAGAAGACTTAGGGCTTACGTTTATAAAGACGTTACAAGATAATTCAGTCGCCAATTTCTCACGTATTCAGGCCACGATCACCAGGGGCATTGCTGCTGGACAGTCATACGCAAAAACCGCTAAACAGATGCGCGATATGTTCAATCGCGGGTTATCGGATGCATTTAGGGTGACGCAGAATGAATCGGGCCGGGCGTTTACTGAGGGTTTTCAAAAGGCGCACAATGATGCGGTTGATATGGGGATACAGGTTGATAAGAAATGGTTGGCTACTCTGGATGGCCGTACCCGACCGGATCATGGACGAGCTGATGGACAGATTGCAGATGCAGACGGAAATTTTCATGTTGGCGGGGCTAAAGGAATTGGCCCTCATCGACTAGATGCGGTTGGACAGAATATGCGTTGTCGGTGTATAGCCGTCGATGTCCTGAGAAATTTCCCTCCACAATATCGACGTGATGGAAAAGATATAATACCTTATACCACTTATGCGGAATGGGAAAAATCTAAGGCAAAAAAGACAATTTAATTGAGGTTGATTCTTAAAAACCAGGCGCTATTTACTATAGCGCGATAATTCAATATATGCTTTTGCCCGCTGTAATCTTCGGGGTTATTTTCTAATTGTCCAGTTACATATCCAGGATCATATTCAGTACCATTGACCTTGATCCAAGCGTGCCCTTCTCTTTTAGGAAATAAGCAATAAACTAATTGTCCATCGTCAATACCGGAATCATGTATAATTTTAAGCGCCAACAGGCTTCGGTCAACGCAAGATCCGTAGCCATTTTTTAAAGTTTTTGCAGGCATGTAATGATCTATTTGGCCGGTTTCCCTAATATGGTCATTAATGTACGCAAATGCTTCTTGTGGCGTTTTTACCCTAATTCCAAGATCGGGTCCAAGATTGTCATATTCAGGGATAAGACTACAAGAAGTGATAGCGACTGAAGCTAAAATCAATATTAATAATTTCATACTTATATTGTATGTACGAGTAAGTATAAAAGTCAAGTAAAAAGTTATGTTTGCATAGATATATTTTCAGCTATATAGTCAAAAGTATATATAGCTGATCGGTCACGACTGAAAGGCTGGGGAGATATATGCCATTACAAGATTATGTCGAATTGCTACCCGAAGATAAACGGGAAGCGTTTAAGAAAGATTTGGAGGCGATTAAAACCGTTGACAAATTGACTGTTGAAGATTTTAAAGTGCTTTTGAATCAAAGAGATAGTCCTGCTAAACGGGCGTTTGATTCGGAGGTGAGTTTGCTGATTGATAAGCACGATAAGGAAAAGGTCCCCTTGCTTGTTAAGGCTGAGATTGAGAAGCAGGGCAAAAAAGAGCCTTGGGAGATTCGGATAGCTGAGCTTGAAGCTGAGCGGGCGCAAGAGCGCAAGCAATTTGCCCTTGAAAAAGCTAAGACGATAGCAGTTAAAAAATTGGCTGATGCGGGGATTGATACTGAGTTAGCTGATTTGATTATTAATGAAGACGAAGCGGTTACAACCGCAAATATTGAGAAGCTTACGGGGAAGTTTACGGCCTCGCGGGATTCGGCACTTGAAACAGAATTGAAAAAAAGGTTTGGGAATGGGAAAACGCCAATTGGCGGAGTTCAGAATGACCAAACTACTTTAGAAGCAAGACTGGCGCAGGCTGAAAAATCCGGGAACGTGGCACAACAAATAATGCTTCGGGATCAGATTGCAAGCCAGGCGACCTAAAACATAAGGGGTTTCCAACATGGCTTTGACCAAAAGTGATACGCTCAATTATCGTGGGCCACTATTTCAAATTGGTGCTAATCAAACACCATTTCTCAACCTGATTTCAGGCCGTTCATATCGTTCGGCATCGTTCGCGTTTCCAATGGGTCAGACCTGGACGCCCGGTAGCGCTTCGCAGCCTTCTATTACGGAAGATGCATCCAGCACCACGCTGACACCGGCAACCATTACCCGGTCGGAAATCACCAATACTGCCCAAATCGCACAATACCCTGTGGCCGTCTCGTTTAAGAAGCAGTCACAGATCGGTTTGATGTCTGGTCTTAACACCAACGATCCAAACCCGGTGACCGACGAATTGGTATTTCAGCGCATGGCCCAGCTGAAGAAAATGGCCATTGACATGGAATACAGCTTTTTGCAGGGCGCGTATGCGGCTGCTACCAATACCGCTACCGCTGCTACCACTCGGGGCATCATTGCTGGAACTACCACCAACGCTGTTAACGCCTCAAGTGCTCGGCTGACTAAGGCTTTGGTTGACAGTGCTCTAAAGCTGATGGCTGATAATGGCGCTCCATTTCAAGATGCCTATATCTTTGTTAACAGTTTCCAGAAGCAGATGATTTCCAACATTTATACCTACGCTCCGATGGATCGTAATGTGGGTGGTATGAATATTAAGCAGATTGAAACCGACTTCGGTATGCTCGGCGTGATTTTCTCACCGCAAGTGACCACTAGCGTTCTACAGATCGTGGAAGCTTCGGTCTGCGCCCCAGTGTTCGTGCCAGTTTCGTTTGTCAATGACGGAAACGTTGGCCCAGCTCCTGTTGATATGAATGGCGTTGACGTTCTTTGGCAGCCAACCGCTATTACCACTGGCGCACGAGGCGGTTTCCTCTACAGTCAGTACGGCTTAGACTATGGCCCAGAAACATACCATGGTAAAATTACTTCCTTGGCAACAAGCTAAGATGGATTTAATGGCGGGGAAACCCGCCTTTTTGACAAGGGGGTCAAAACTAAATGACTGATAATTTGAATAAATTTTCACGCGATACCGCAGAATTTATTGAGGACAATGCCGACTTAATTGCTGATAAAGTGACTATGACCGCCATGCGCACAACCGCTGGCCCTGCTGCCACCTCATCGGTTTGGTCGTACACAATTCCTTTTGAATTACGCTCAAGTCGCACGGGGCGGGTTTTACCATGTAATGGTAATATTGCCGCCACTGTTGGGGATACGTCGTCTGCTGGAACCGCTGCCGTAGACACTGCGACGCCTACTGTCTTTATGGGTCGTGGCCAATCGGTGATATCGGGCGATGCTGCCGCATGGTTAGCGGCTGACACGGCCACGTTAACTCTAACCTATACGAATTTGCGGGGCGGCACATCCGTCGCTACTTTCGTTGTGACCTTTGTCTAAAAGGAGACATAAAAAATGAGTTCAAATATTGTTTTGATGAATGTCCCTAATAGCCAAAACGCGCAGGGGATTTTTGATAGCCGGGCTGCATATCGACCTTTAGATATGTGGGGCGACATCCAAAAATGGACTATCGACGGCCCTGGTGCTAAGGATGATACAACTGCAATCCCGCAAGATTTTGTGGTTACTCAGACTGGCACCAGCCCATTAACCTGGTCGGTATTGCAAGGAAGCGCTCTGCTGTTTACCACTGGTGGGACTGATTTTAACGGAATCAATGCCCAGGTGAATGGCAGTCAGTTTCAATTGGCATCCGGTAAGCCGGTGTATTTCGGGGTTAAGTGCACCTTGTCCGAAGCAACTCAGTCTGACTTTTTGGTTGGACTTTGTGGCGTTGATACCACCTTAACCGCCGCAAGCTCTGCTCACGCTTTGGCTGTTTCGGCTGGCGGTGTATTCTTTAGTAAACTTGATGCCGTAACCCAAACGACCTTTCAATCATGGGCCACCAACGCTGTAACCAATACGGCAAACGTCGCCACGATGGATACCGCTGCCCATATCTACGAGATTTATTGGGACGGCACTTCGTTGTTTGCGTATCTCGACGGAGTTTTGGCTGCCACTTATACCAGCGGCCTGCCAACAGTGGTGTTGACACCATCGTTTGTAGTTCGCGCTGGTGACGGTAATGCCCGAACGTTGACGGTCAATTGGGCGCGCGCGTTCCAGGTGTTGGCATAATGAGTGAGCAGTTTGAAAGTGATGCTCTGGCATTGCTGACTGGCCAGGTCAAAACCTTGTATGTTGGCGATACAACCGCTCGTACCGGTGCATGGCGCAGGATGCGAGTCGTCGCGGATGCGGTGGTGACCTATGTAATTGGAGGGCAGACGGTAACGTCTGCCACCATTACGGCGGCTACTGGTGATATTTACGGCTCTTTTACCGCTGTAACGTTAGCCAGCGGTGCCGTGATTTTGTATACGTAAAGGGGGATTTGAAGATGGTAAAAGTGTATGGTACAGGTGTGATTTATAGTCCGCAACATGCGGGGATTGTGGCTACTTTTCCTGATGGCCGCTATTCAGATGGCGTCTTTGTGAATGGGTTTATTGAGACCAACGATCCGCATATTGTGGATTTGGCTCAGTTGAATGGACTAATCACTGAGGGGAAAATCGATGAAGCGCCGAAGGTTGAAAAACCTGCCAAAGCGCCGAAGGTTGAAAAAACAGAATAAAACGGGCAACCGTTTGGCCCCGGTAATAGTTCTCCTCCCTACTATCCGGGGTTTTTTAAAGGGATTGGAAGGAAAAAATGGCGCAGGCATATATCACATTGGCACAGTTAAAAGTTCTCTTGTCGATTACTGACACTACGCAAGATGTGCTATTGACTGCGCTTTTGCCTATTGCCAAAGACGATATGATTACTTGGACTAACAATCCATTTGTTGATGAGGATGGATTAGACGATTGGCCATTGGGTACTCAGATTGTTATTGCCCAAATGATTCGTGATCTTTTAACTAATCTGGCTGGCGGTCGGTACAAGTCGGAATCAGAGGGCGGTTACTCATATGTCAACGAGGATGTGTCTGATGGGTATTCTAAAACAGTAATTGGTCTGATGCGTAAATATCAGATTGCGTCACTAGTTAAAGGGACGATCACTACACAATGGCAAGATCGACGGTGGACATCACTAAAACAGCTTGCCCACGATTTTGCATATCGTAATGAGCCTAATGTGGCGTATAGCAACCAAAATTTATGATTGAAAAACGCGCATTACCACAGCAGCTTATCAATTTCACGTTTGACAATGCAACAGAATCGTTTGATTTTGACGATGCGGTTGACATTAAAGGTGACCTACAGCCGATTGGGTCAGCGGCCAGAGTATTGCAAATGTTTGGCCTTGATAATGTGGCTGCCAATAGTCGTATTAATTTTGTACCGATTCGTTATGCCGGAAGTTTTTCAGATAACTTTTTACTTGGTGGTGCTGGCCAATCACTTATTTTAAAAGACTCCCAATACTACGAGGTCACACAGATTGCTCCATGGTCTGGACATTATGTTGTGTTGTGTCAGCCGTGGACAGGGGTGACGCCGTCATGAGTGATATAAATGCACAGGCTGATCAATTGGCCGCAAACTTTTTAGCAAAGGGCAATCAGATACATTCTTTTCTTGAGCAAGGTATAGAAGCTTGCACTCTTTTGGTTTTGTCTGATGCACAGCATAGAACGCCGGTTGATTCCGGCTTACTCAGAGCATCAGAATCAAAGCGCGTTGAGAATCATGGCGGCAAGATTACTGGGATTGTGGGCACAAATGTGGAGTATGCACCGTTTCAAGAATTTGGCACTTCCAAAATGCCCGCGCAACCATTTTTAACTCCGGCCTTAAATGGTAACAAAGAGGCGATTAAGGCCATCTTGGGCGCTGCGGTAAAAAGAGGAACAGATGCCCGCTAAAGTAATGGTTGATTACAATCCCATAATCAAAGCGCTGTTAATTGCGGCGACACCGGTTACCGCTTTAGTGTCGGCAAGAGTGCTTGAGCAGTTTCCGGCTACCTCTCCAACCTTCCCGCTCGTCACCTACGCAGTTATCGACAATTTCCATGCAGACTCCGATTACTTTGAAAATTTGGCGCAGGCCGAACAAGTGCAAGTAGAAATTCAGTGCTGGAATCAGAAGGCTACAAGTCCAATGGCAGTAGCGATTGCCGTGGATACTGCGATGGCTGCTGATGGTTGGAATCGTCAATATAGTCAAGGATTTGTTGAGACTGGAACGGGTTACAAATATAACGTAGCTCGTTACACTAAAAGGTTTAGATAGACATACTGGCCTAGCTGGTATATAGTAATTTTTATATATAGGAGATTTACAATATGGCTTCAATCGCAATTGGTTTTAAAAACATACATTACAAAATCCAGTTGACAGACCCGGCATCGGGTACGCCAACGTACGGGACTGACTACGAACTGCCGTTGTCAGTCGAAATGGCATTTGACCCAGCTCCAGGACTGGCAAGCTTTTTTGCTAACAACAAACAGGCGCGGGCTATGCCATTTTTGGGCGAAAAGAAGCTTACTATCACCACTGGTGATATTCCACCAGCTGACGAAGCGCGGTTGCTTGGAAAGCCATATGCCAACGGGCACGTCTCTGGTTATGACACGATTGATCCGCCATATGTGGCTGTGTCCGGGCAAATTACATTTGATGATGGTACATCGGCGTATGTGACCTTTTACAAGGTTGTGTTTAGCTATGATGCAATGTCCGCAAAAACCCAAGAAGCTTCGGTGGCATTTCGAACCCGAACGCTTGAGGGCCGGGTGCTTGGATTGAATACTTCAACCTATGACGGGTTACATTCAGACATGATCCGTTCAGACGATACTAACTTGTCGGCATCTGACATCACTACCTTCTTGACTACTGTACAGTTCCCAGGCGGCGATAATACTGCGCTTACTGTAGTTGCTACCCAAGGCGGATCCAATACTACCTCTAAAGTTGTGCTCACCTTTGCTAAAGCTTCTGGCGCTTCATTCCGTATCGACGTTAACACCATTACGGCGCTGGGCATCCGCATTGAGAAACTTGGCGTGGCTACTGCCGGGACGTTTGTGGATACCACGGGAGCCGCAGGTACTACGCAGGTTGTTACCTTTACACCGACCTCAAACTGGGCGACTGGTCAGCTTATCCATGTCAATGTGGATTCGACTGTCAAGGATACTTCAGGTGTCGGTACGACCTACTACACTGTGCAACTGACTTTGAGCTAATTGGTTAGCGGGGAGAAATCCCCGCTTTTCGCAACTAAAATAGGGGGAGACTATTTTATGAAACAATTTCATGCAAAGGCACATCGAATCGTGCTTGATGAAGAGCGGTCAATGTTTTTTCCGAACAGCGTAATGAAACGGCTGCTTGAGAAATATGGGACGGCTAAGGCGCTGTTTGAGATTTTGACGGCTATGGGCAAAGATGGTGGCCAAGGTTTTGGGTCTGCTGATTTAGCGGAATTCTTAGACCTTATGGCTTGGGGGTTTCTGCATGAATCGCCAGATATGACTGGGGCTAAGCTTGAGGAAATTACCTCGATCGGCGATCTACCAGCGCTTGGGGCATGTTTTGGAAAAGCTTTTTCTGGCGCATTGCCTGAACAGACTGAGGGTAGCGAAAACCCCAAGAAGGGCCGGAGGTAATCCCCTGGCCCTATCTGTCTATTGTTTGTATTGGCCAAATTGGTTTACCGTATCAGGTTTTTTGGGATCAAATTACCTTACGTGATGCGGACGAATTAATGAGTGAGTGGTGGCGGCTGGAGAAAATTAAGGCCAACGATTTAGCGTATCGGTTTGCGATGTTTAATAATGGGAAGCATCCTGACGCCGAAGACAAACCGCAGAAATTGAGCAAAGCGGAAATACTTTCGTACTTTTGAGGGGCAGATGGCACAACCGATAGGTGAGTTAAGTGTAGCTATAACAGCGGATGATTCCCAGCTTCGGGCTGGTTTTCAACGCGCAGGCCAAGAGGGCCAGGCATTTGCTCAATCTATCGTTAAATCTTTAGCGTCTATTGGCGTCGCCATGGGCGCTCTCGACCTTGTAAAAAAAGGCATTAACTTCAACTCGATGGCCGAACAGGCTCAGGTTAGTTTTGGGGTTATGCTTAAAAGCACCACTGAAGCTACTAAAGTCTTGTCACAATTAAAAACTTTATCAGCTAACACCCCTTTAGAATTCAAAGATGTCCGCGATGCTTCCCAGACACTTTTGCAGTTTGGGATAAGCGGTAAAGATGTTGTTAAAACTATCAAGATGCTGGGCGATGTTGCAGGCGGTAATGCCGATCGCCTGAAATCGTTAAGTCTGGCCTTTGGGCAGATGAGCAGTACTGGTCACCTTATGGGTCAAGACCTGCTGCAGATGATCAACGCCGGATTCAACCCACTTAAAGAGATATCTGATCGTACCGGTGAGTCTATGGACTCGCTTAAAAAGAAAATGGAGGCCGGGGCGATCTCAACCGCCATGGTAACTGAGAGCTTCACAAAGGCTACTTCTGAGGGCGGTCAGTTTTTTGGCATGATGGATAAGCAGTCAAAGACTTTGGCTGGATCGATGTCCAATGCTAATGATGCTTTTGAGACTTTCTTAGGATCTATCACTAAAAGCTTGTCTGGGCCGCTAAAAGGTCTGCTGGATATGGCAACTGCTCTGATGAACGGATTTACCGCGCTGCCAGAACCGATTCAGGCGGTCGCAGGTACTTTTGTTATTTTGGCAACCGCTATAGGCGTTGCATCGATTGCGGCCAATAAATTCGGCATCACGCTCTCCGCCTCATTCGGCCCAATTGGATTAATTGTTGCTGGAGTGTTGGCATTAGCGACGGGTTTGTCGACGCTAAATAAATCTGGTGAAGAATATGTCGCTATAGGCCGTAAAAATACTGAAACGCTCAAAGCTAATTACCTGGCTATTAAGGATGTGATTGGCCCGATTAATGAAACCAATAAAAGCAACAAGCTCAGTGAAGAGCAAATTAAGCGCCTGGTTGATATCTACCCTGAATTAAACTCCCAGTTACAGGCTGGAGTTACTACCTATGGTGAGCTTGAGGCTGCAATTAAATCAGCTACTACCGCCAGGGCTGGCGATAGTACCAGGGTTTTGAAGGATCAGATAGCATCACTTGAAAATGATATAAAAAAGCGTACTAAGGTTGTAAATGATCTAGTGGCGCTTCAAAATAAAGCTTTTACTAACTTGCCTATAGAGTCAAAGATAAAATTGACCGGCGGGACAAATAAAGACTTACTTGATTTTCAGGATGATATAAACTCTTTAAATAAATTGAAAGCCATGCTTCTGGAAACTCGCGGGATTGCTGAAGGTACATTCTTGCCAAAAAGCGATAGCGGCGATCAAAAAACAAAGACATCAATTGGCCCAACCGACAAAGAACTAAAAGACACGAATGCCGCTATCGCTGAATTTTATGATGATTCTGTTCGAGCTGCTGAAAATGCCGCCGATATCGAAAATAGAATAACCAAAGATTCACTTGCACAGATTAATGCGGCCTTGGCTGAAGAATTTGATGCCACGGTTGAAAATGAAGATGCTAAAAATGCCAAGCGCAAAGAGGCAACTGAAACTGCCTTAAAATACGAGCAACAGCTCTTTAATGGCGTGATGGCTATTGGCCAAGCTATCAGTAATTTGATTGGGGCGCAGACCGAACAACGTATAAGGTCAATTGATGAACAGACTCAGGCAGAACTTGAGGCCGCTGGAGTTGGCGAGGCTACAGCATTACAGAAGGCTCAAAATGAGTTAGAGATAGCTAAACAGTCCGGTGATGCTGTGCTGATTAAGCAGAAACAAGATGAAGTAACCCGCCAAACTATTATTGCTGAGGGTGAGAAAAAGAAAGCGCAGACTGCTTATGAGGGGGCGCATGCTCAATGGGCTTTAGCTATCCCATTGGCGATTGCGCAGGCTGCCCAAGCTATTATCATCGGATACGCCCAGCTTGGGCCGATTGGAGGCTCAATTGCTGCTGCGGTGACTGCGGCGGTAACTGGCATTCAGTTAGGGATCATGGGGGCGAATGAACCGAAGCCACCAAAATTTTGGTCATCCGGCACGGTGCCTGGCACCATGTATTCAGGTGATCGGGTTCCCGTAATGGCCAACAGCGGTGAAAACGTTATATCGGCATCAGATAGCCAATCACTTATGCAATTTATTAAAGGTGGAATGCGTGATGGCGGTAATAGTCAGTCTATTAATATAGCTCCGGCACCTATTTATTTGGACAGCGAAGTGATTGCGGAGGCTGTTTTTAGACAGATGCAAGATGGTCGTACAAGGATTGCAACATGAAATTATTACTTGATAATATTCTCTCAACGGCCACTTTGACCTCACTACATGAAGACCCAAATAATCCATTGGAAAACTTGTATCATGTTTTTTTACGTAACCGTTATCAATCAACTGCAACGAGTGACACAATTACCATAACATTTGCAAGCCCAACGTCTATCAATTCGATTTACTACGGCTACACAAATGCCAGCACTATTAGTTTCCAGTTTTTGGATGCTAGTGGCAACGAAATGCTTGAATTTGGAGAATCGGTTGGATTGTTGACTGAAGCTGGCGGTAGACTTCTGACGGAATTGGGTGGCGGTATCGCGGCATACTCCAATTCAGACATCGCTTTAGAAATTGAATCATTTCATTTTGACGCTATTTCTGTTTCATCGATAAAAATAGCATTATCAGGTAGCGCGAACGTCTATTTGGGTGGCGTCGGCGTCGGAACAACCTATGCCCCGCCGTATCCCTCTGATAATTGGACAGAGCCGCTTGATGATCGGTCTATTGTCTCAGAATCCCAGGCCGGCCAAATACTTCAAGAATATGTACAACCGCTAAGAATTTACAATTTTACTTTTGAGGCATTGACAAGAGCTGAATTAAATACGCTGCGCCAGACATATATTGACCTTGGGCGCGGCAAACCATTGTGGATTGAAATTGTACCCGATCATACTGATGTCGCACCTTTATACGGATACATTCAAGAAACGCCAGATACAACACACGCACGTTTTTTATTATCCCTGACATTCAAATTTAAAGAGGCAAGATAATGGCTTTAGACAGAGTTTCTTTTCCTGATAGTGTAACCGGAGCAGCGGGTGATCGTGAGAAGTTTGTGGCACTACTTATGCAATATGGCCAGAAATGGAACGGGGACCCGCAACGTTTCTCTGGCGGCGTTGTGCCGGAAGGTGCATTGATACAGGTTGGTGGCACGATCTATAAAGGTACTTCTGATACCACGAT